CTTTTCGTTTTTTTTGTTTTCTACTTTGTTCATTGATCCAAAGCCGTCGGCTAGATCTTTTAAATACTCATTTTTCATTTTGTTGGTTTTATTGAGTGATAAATTTTAAATAGGTAAAAAAGGATAACAGCGCCGCTATATGTAAGTATGCACACTGGTACGCTTACTGCAATAAAAAATATTATTGCAGCTAATCTAATTAATTTGCGTCGCATTGAAAACTGTTTTCTAGTCGTTTTATTTCAAACTGGTAATGTTCTAAGGCCGCGTCTATTAGGATCCTAACTTCAAAAGATAGGTCAAACGGCAAATCGTTTTCATTTAAGGATAAAAACTTACCACTGCTAGAATAGAAAAAAAATGTGCATTGTTCGTAAGGTGATAAGGCCCGCAATGCTTCCAGGCGCAAAATTTTGTGTTGTAAGCTGGCTATCTCGCCCAGTATCTTACTGTCAGTTTTTAATTGCATAAATAGGGTTTTTGTTTGTCGTTGGTAAAATTATAGTAAAAACGTTTAAAGTACCAAATTTATTTTTATAGGGGCATAAAAAAGCCCAGTATAGACATACCAGGCTTCCTTTTTGTACTAGACCATTGAAATTTATCTAACCAACTTTGCTTATTATGCTAAAAATAGTGCTTTTTCCTCACTTCTGCGCCTTACTAGGCCTGGTAAAACAACTTTTTGGCCATTTACCGTTCCTTTATTCCAGCGGTCAAATTGGGCCGCTACTTCGCTTTTAGGTGCGCCACTATTAAGTAACCTTAATAAAGTGCTATTGCGAAACGCGCCAATACCTACGTTATAAACAAAACTTGTTAGGCTATCTAACTGGTTTTGATTAATAGGCACCTTAACCAGTGCTTTTATTTGAGGTACTATTTTAGTTGTTTCCCTTCTTAGCCACTCAATTGCCTTTTCCTGGGTAATACTATCACCTAGCCTTACTTTACGCTTTGCGTCGTAATTATAGGTAGATCCGTAACCAATAGTGGGTATCCCTACTGGATCAGTATAGGCCCTCAAATATTTATTAATGTCGTCGGCCTCAAATCTTTTAATTAATTCCTCGGCCTTTGCTCCTACTGCCATTGTGCTACTTAATAAGATTAACGCCACAACTGTAACCACCAATATTTTTTTGGTTTGGCTAGTCATTATGGGCGGTTGTTTAAATTAATGTCTGCGTCTTTTGCTGCAAATAAGCCTATGCCGCTTAATATGGCTGTAATACCAGTTGGCACGTCGCCTTTAAATACTGTCGCTAGGCCGCTAATTACAGCGCCTAGGCCAAATAAACTCGTTTTCCAATTCTTAAACATATTGTTACAATTTAGTTACAAAATCAAGTTTTGTTTCAATACGCGCTAATCTGTCTAATATTTCGCTATTAGTGTTATTGTGCCTGGATAGATCACGTTCAATTTTATCTAACCTATTTTTGGTTGTAAAATAGAAGCCACCGCCAGCGGCAATAAAAATACAAATACTAAATAACAGATCCGTCGCCATTTTCTTCTTTTAATATTTCACGCGCTATTGCATTGTAAGCGTCGGCCGCTGTCATTGCTGCCGTTAAGTTTTCAAATAAACCGCTTTTGCTTGCTGCGTCTAAAATTTGTTTGATAATTGCTAGTGCTTGTTTGGTTTCCATGGTTTTGTATTTTAAAGGTTAATTAAGATAGTGTAATATTAAGCTGCGTTGCGGCCCATTCATACGCCCACTGGTTAACGTCGCTAGATGTACCCCATTGATCGTATTGCGGCTCTACTATTGTTAAATTTCCGTCTGCTAGTTTAACTGCGTCGGCGTCTAATAACTGCCAGTAAAATGTTGCGCTATTTAATAAATTATCATTAATAATAATTAAGCTAAAAAGGGTTGCGGTTTGCTGTTGGCCATTTACCCAAATTGAAATAGGTTGTATTTGTTTCATATTAATTTTTTAAGTTTTCTATTTTAATATTAAGTTCTTGTATTGCTTTTACTAATGTAGCAATAATTGGTTGATAATCTAAACCTATAAAATCATCTTTTTCTACAAATGATTGAGGTATAAACTCCTTTACCTCTTGTGCTAAAAAGCCTAAATATTTATTGCTATCTTCTTTATCCTCTTTCATTCTATATAAAGTAGGTTTCAAACCTAAAATAGCATTTAAACCTAAATTGCTTAATTCAAAATCTTTCTTTTTATTTATATCAGATGTAGCTGTATAAACCCCAGTTCCCATATTAAAATTCCCTCTAACTGCAACTCCAAAATCTACTAATATCAAACTACCAGCACCATCAGAATAAAAACCATATTGATTACCGCCATTTCGTTGACTACCAAAAAACGGATTGCCTGTTGATTGAGAAACTATATTTCCATTAACTTGTAATTTTTGCCCAGTATCTGTTGTTGTTCCGATTAGTACATTAGCACTATTAGTCATTCTTAATACTTCCGTTCCGCTATTCATTACATCATAAGTCATATTGACTTTAAATGTAAGTGGCTTATTTAAATAACTATTTGTACCAATACCAGCTTCATTTGTTAGTGCGTATTGTTGTAGTGTAGGTGTATCGCCACCATCTAACATAACGCCAACATTACCAGCTAACGCACCGCCAAAAACTGTTAATTTTTGACCTGGGTTATTTGTATTAATTCCTACATTTCCGTTAGAACTTATTTGCAATCTTGGACTTCCACCAGCGTAAAATAAAAAATTGTTTGTTGCTAGTGCATAAAAATCACTGCTAGTAGTTCCAATTTCACCAGAATTAAAAGTATCATAATACCATGTTGCTCTTGCACCATTTGAAATATTATTTGATTGTATGCTTAATTGGCCTCTATCAGTTGTGTTTGCTCCAATAAATCTACCAGTTCCAGCTACATTTAATCTAAATCCCGCGTCTGTTGTTGTACCAATTAAAAAATTTCGTGCGGCCGAAATTCTAGCTGCTTCCTGGACGTTAGTAGTATCGTAAATACCAAATAAAATAGGGCTTGCTGTTGTAGATCCATTAAACATGCAAAAATCGCGATCCGCACTACCCTGTATAAAATTGTTTGTAGCCGTTGAAATACCAAAACCAGCGCGCTTTGTTGGCCCGCTTTCTGCGTTATCAATACGTAAACTAGGCGCCGCTGCACCTACTATCTGGACTCCATTATCACCATTTGAACTTGCTACTACTAATTTACCCGATCCAACAGTTGACGTTCCAATTAATACTTGGCCAGTCGTTTTTTTAACTGTTATTGGCTGTATTGCACCTACTACATCAAATATTCCAAAATCATTTGCACCAGCGTTATATGAGTTACCAATACGCCATAAAGCCGTGCCGCTGTTTTGAAATGCAATTTTAGTATCGTTTGTTGCAGTTGTTTGATTTAATCTTATTAATTGACTTTGATCATGATCAATTTGCAAAGCTGTTCCAGGTACATTTGTACCAATACCCAAATGGCCGTTAACATTATCCCAAAATAAATCATTATTGCCAGTAATTGCGTTTGTACCGCTAAAAAATGCTACTTGGCCCGCTACACCGCTACCAGTGTTATAAGTATTACTATCTAGCGATCCATCTGCCTTTAAAAATTGGCTTGATGTTCCACCATTACGAATAATATTTCCGTAAAATGTAGTAGATAAATTAGCTGCAATTATTTGTGCTGCTGCACCGCCAGCAACTTCTATATGAACTATACCAGTAGGGTTATAGTTAGCTATTGTAACTCTATCAGCTACACTATCATAATATAAAGCACCAGCGCCAGCCGTCATACCGTTTAAATAAAACGCGTCTGCTTGTATATCTTTTGTTGTTGTAAACTTTGTAGAGCCTTCTATTAATGTGCTGTTGCCAATAGTACTAGCGCCATTCCATAAAGGTACGGTGCCAGCTGTTCCGCTACCAGTAATTGTACCAGTACCAGGGCCGCCAATTAAATCCCAGCCAGTACCGTTATCGCGAAAAAACGCAAATGTATTTGTACTCACAAAGATACGACCAACAAAACCAGCTGCGGGCCTATTGGCTAACGTATCAGCGTAAAACGCTGGCGTTTGTCTTTGGTTTAATATTGATAAATCTATTGCTGGCATTATCCTATATAATTTTTCTTAACAGTTACGAGGTTGTTAAAGCCCCCTGAATTAATAAAGTTAGCAAAGAAACGGCGCGTTGTAAACTCGCCCTGGTTTCCTTCAATTTGTAAACTTTGATTTTGTTGCAAAACAACGTTTTCAATCTGTACGGCATTAGATCCGTAATTAATAAATAAAATACTATTACAGTCGCTTGTAACGTACCCGCTTACATCATACGTTGTAAAGTTTACGTCGTATTTTATAAGTTCTGCGCCTACTAAATAATTAGCCATTATATTTTAATTGAAGGTGAAAAGAAAATTAAATTGTGAACGGTACGCCCATTTTTTTAACTCCGCTTACCTGGTTAACGTAATAATTTTGATAAATACCCTCGCTGTGTTGCGGTTGTGGGTTGCCTTCACTAAACGTTCTAATTTCATCTACAATTGAAACGCTTTCGGTTTGTATTGTTGGCATTAACATTTCAACGGGTTGCGCTGGTGCTGGTTGCTCAGGCAAACCAGGTGAAGTAACTAGCGGTGCTGGCTTCTTTTTCATAAAGAAATACCAATAAGCTAGGCCCGCTGCCACAAATAATATTAAATTCTTGTTTTTCATATTTTCTACTTTGGTATATTTTCAAATATTTCTTCTGGATCAGGTAAAAATTCGCCTTTATCCAATGGGCCTATTTCAATAGATCCGCGCCTTTTTGGTTTTCTAGTAGCGGCGTAAACAATTACGCCAGCTAATAAAAGTAATATAATTAAACCGCCCTCTTTTTTCATCTTAATAGTTTTTTAAACCGTTAACGTATTTTATTAACTGGTTTACTTGTTCGGCACTAAACCTATCAGCTGGCCAACTTAAAGCGCCACCGCCTTGCAACCAGTTTAATAAATCTTTGCCCTTCATTTCGTTAAACTTATGCGCTAGGTAACTTACCTGGCTTTTAGTTTTTAACTGCTTAAATACGCCTAAAACAGCGTCAAAATCATCACTAATATATCCTGGTGCGTTCCAAATTGTATTAACAAATTGTTGTACTTTGCTATTTGTGATAATTGTAGCCCCACCTTTACGCCAATAGTTTGGGTTCCAGGCGCTAGCTGGGTTGCTTGTCTGCTTTTCAATTTCTATTTCCTCGCTACTTTTTTGCAGCCCCACGCCTTCTAATATTGGTTTAATTACTTTGGTATATCCAAAATAAATTACAACCAGGCCAATAATTAATTGGCTATTATCTCTTAAAAAATTACTTCTAGCCATTATAACATAAATAACAATGATGACAATTTAGCGCTTCCCATTTGATCTAATTTCCTCAAATGTTCAATAGTTACGCCTTTGTTCATTAATGATTGTAAAATTTCCACCGCTTCTGCTTCATCACCTATTCCAGCAATTGCCGTTGGCGCACCGCCTTTGGTTATCAGTCCTGACATTAAAGACATAACGCCAGCTATTAACGCTTCTTGAACTTGCGGGCTGCTTAACATTTGATCAATAGGGCTTTTTGGCGCTTCTTCTTCATCTTCTTCCAAATCTTCCATTGCCTCTATTGCCGCTATTCTGCTTTGTAACATTGCGTTTTGTTCAACTAGCTTTTCCAGTAACATCTCAGTCCTGGGGCTTCCCATTCCCGCCATTGCTTGCATTGGCAACATTGATTGGGGCCTATTTAGCTGAAAAGAAATACTGGTTAGGACTGGACTTTCTTTTTTCTTGCCCCTTCCAGTATTTCCCTCGCTAATAACTTGTATTAAATACGGGTTGTAATTTTCTATGTTATTGCGCAACTGTGTAAGGGCGTTAACTAGCTCTTGGCGTCCAATTTCTTTTTCGCCAACAAAGTTATAACGCAAATATTGTGGCGTTGGGTTAACGCCAGCAAAAATTTTATATTCGCTTCCTTCTGCTGCGTCGTAAAAGTTTACGACTTCATCAATGGTAAATATTTCGGGCCTAAACGCTGCCATAACATAAAAATTTTACAAATAGTAATAAACGCCAAAACTATACGCTACGTTAGTAGTGCCTAGTGCTGTTGGCAAAGATACAAATGATTTAGTCCAGCTAATATCAATATCATTCATTCCTGGTAATTCAAAAACAAAAGGTGTAGCGCTATCGCTAATATTTTGTAGTGCAACCAATGGAATATTGTAAATTAACTGTAAATCACCTTGGTACAAAGTTAAACTTGACTTTTTCAAATCAGCTAGCGCAACTGGTGTAGATCCAGTAAGCGGCGTTGCTGTAATTGATCCAGCGGCATAAACTTGTATAGCCTCAATCTTTGCGTTTCTTAATTGTGGTAAGTCAGGAAAATAAAAGCGCGTTAGTGTAGATCCACTAGGCACATTGATTTCAACTGCTTCAAAACGTTTGATACGCATATTTCAAAATTAAATAATTAAAAAAGTTGACGGTAATATCCGACCGTCGGCGGCGGCGATTAAGGCCCGCCAGGCGCATAAGGTTAATACTATTTAACAGTAGTAACGTTTTGGCAAAGGATACCGCGTTGAACAACAGCAATAAAGCTATTTGCTAAAACTGTCGCTGGCGCACCATTTGCAGTTAACTGGAAATTGATGTTTGCCGCACCGTTCATTACAATACCTGGTTCAACTGGGTAAAACGCGTCTTGACTAGCTGACCATTGATCGGTAGTGCTTGCGCTTTGTTGAGTTTGTGGTACAAAGTAGTGGCGTAAAACGTCCCACGCTGGTAACACTTGCTCATTGTTAATTGTTAGGTTTAAATAACCGTTGTAAATACTCCAAAGATCATCATCAGTAGCCGAAGTAAATACAGTAGCATTTGGATAAGTGTAAAGTTTTGCAGCTGTTGCAGTTGCAGTACCTACTCCAATTACAACTGCAATTTCAGTAGTAATGAAAATATCTTGTAGGTTTAAACGCTTCTCGTTTACGCGGCTTGCACCGTTTTGAGTGTCGTTTACAAGTACTGGAATATGATAGTTAGCAATAGAAGTGCTTAACGCTACTTCACTGCGTAAATATGATTGCGTTAATTTAGCGTGTTCAACACTATAACCTAAACTACGCACTAGGGTTTTCGCATTTTCGAAAACCATTCTGCTTCCCATTTGAGTTGCCATTTGTTATAAGTTTTTTATTTTTTTAATAAAGGTGAAAAGAAAATAATTAACAGCCTTCTTCGTCCAGGCCAGCTATTGACGGCGTCATGTAGCTTTTGTCAACTAATCCTTCGCGATTGTAATACGCGGCAATCATTGGCGCTTTATAGTCAACATCTGCCATTGCACCAATACCGTTTAATACTCCAAAAGATTGTACTAGTTTTAGACCACCTACGGCAATCATACCAGCTGCTAGGCCTTGGCCCGCTGCTCCTTTTACAAACTTAGGTAAGAAAAGACCTACTGCAACTGGAACCGCTGCTTTGATCTTATCATTTGTTGCTGCTGGTAAAAATTTACCAACTAATTGTGCTGCTGCTGCACCCGCTACTGTATAAAGTACGCTGGTAGCTGCGCCGCCTACTTTGCCAATTCCAGACATTCTGCGACGTCTAGGGCTTCTTTTTGCTGCTTTTCTTCTACGCATTTTTTTTGTTTTTAAATTATTGTGAAGGTTTTTATTTTGTAGTCAAATTTCCTAAATCAAATTCGTTTTTAGTTTCTATTGCATATTCTAATGCTAACAAATTTCTATCAGGTACGCTTAACAAATTACTCCAACTACCTCTACCGCCAAATTCCTTTTGATATTTTTGTAAAGCTGCGTCTATATAGTATCTCCATAATTTAGCTGCTTTATCAATATCATATTGTCCTTTTAGATATTTTTTAGATAAGTTAAGTAAAATTGGTTTTCTTCTTTGTTGATATAATTGTGTATCACTATCAGCATATAATTGTATTTCTCTTGCTGCATCTTTATCTTTATAAGAAGGCATTGATCCAATTTTAATGCTTTTACCAACTCCGCTTACAACTCTTATATTAACGTTGTGGCTTTTAGTGTCTTTATGAACGCCAGCTACTCTACGAACGTGCGCTTTTACTTTGCCATACTTTGTATGCTTTTTCTTTGCAGCCTTTTTAGGTGCAGTTTTCTTTGCAACCTTTTTAGGTGCTGCCTTTTTTACAACCTTTTTAGCCGCTTTTTTAGGTGCTGCCTTTTTTGCTGCCTTCTTTTTAGGGGCCGCGCCTACTTTTTTACCGTAAACGTGCGCAAACGCTTCTTTTAGAGAAACGCCAGTTTTTTTTCTGTATTCAATGGCTTTTTTAAAATTTGCCTTTGCTGTTTTCTGTGCTGCGGTCATTATTTTTTCATTTTTGAAATTGCGAAAATACCAGCGCCCACAATTGCCAGTGTTACTAACATATTCATTCCAGCTTTTTGCGTTCCTGGTGATCCTGGCACTTCGGGCTTATAATTAACTTGATCTTTTGTAAAATAAGATTTGTTTAAAAAATTATTTTGTAAATCAGGCCTTTGGGTTAAAAATTCTTGTCTGTAATTATCTAAATATCTATTCCAATATAATTTATCCTCGGGCTTTAATTCTTTAAAGTCGTTTGGATAATTTTCACGATACCAAAATAACATCTCGTTTACGTCAACGTCTGCTGCTTTAAAGTTTTGCTGGCTTACTGCAATAACATTAGCTAATCTACTTCTAGCGTCTTGCTTTGCTATTTCAGGCTTTATTGCGCTTATTCTGTCGCGCGCTTCACCAGCGGGCCTTTGTGATATATTCCTAATAAAACTAATTACACCAGGTAGCGCTGCTATTGCACTTGTAACCAATGCAGCAATAGGCTTAGCAGCTGCAACAGCAACTACTGGAACTACACCAATGTTTTTATTAATATAATATCTTTTGTTATTCATTCCGCATTTATGGCAAATGTAAGGATCATAACCGCCTTTGGATAAATTCCACTTCCAGCCGCAACCTCTACATTTTATTATCATTACTTCTTTTTTCTAAAAATTAAAAACGCTGCTAGTGCCGCACCACCTATTAACAAAATAGTGTTTGTACTAATACCAGCCCTTTGCGGTTGTTGATCCTGGCGCATACTAGGTAAGCCCTGGTCAAATGATTGAAAACGATCCTGGCTACCAGGACGCGACGCCGTTATAATTGCTGGGGCCTGTGTTACTAGCGAACTAAACGCGTTTTGCCAGTCAAATTGGCCAATTCCGTTTACACTTGGTAAATCTTGAAGCGCATTAGTAACTTTGTTAATTGCTACCTTATATTGCAATTCTTTACTAGATCCTGGCGTAATAACGCCAGCTTGTAAAAGTTTATCACGATCCCTTACAAGTTTATCTCTATACGCTTCCATTTCTGCGCGTTTGTCGCTTGCTGTGTAACCAACGCCGCTTAATGCAATTAGTGCCATTTTTATTTTTTTATCTTTATAAAAACTAGGTTGTCTTTTTTCGTTAAACCTCGGTAAAACTGGATCAATCCAAATTTCCTTTTTTGTTCCTGGGTACATAACAGCAAAAACGTGCTGTGGCTCCCTGGTATTATCTTTATATCCCGCAAATCTAAACGCTAACGGTACTTGTAAAATACCTTTTCTGTTTAAACTGTCTAACACTCCATTAGCAAATAAAGCATAACTTTTGCAATCTCCTGGCATTGCTACAATAGCGCTAGGGCTTCGCAATGTTTGGTTATTGTTACTCTCAATATAATACGGCACGTTAGATTTTAAAAAATTGAAAATATTTCGGGCCGTTTCTAACTCACTCTCACCAACAAAATAGTTACTAATTTTATCGTATTCGTCTTGGTATTGATAATGTGTATTAACAATACCGTCGATTATATCTGTAACTGTTTGATCCGCGCTTACTACCTTTTTATAGTTATTAAAAGGCGCTAGCTTTTTTAAAATCACGCTTTTAGAAACCATCAAAAGTATAATTTATGTCAAAAGGTAGGGTATTTCCGTCTATTTGTGCTGTACCAGTTAGCCTAAAATCTGCTTTTCTAGTCCTTATTAACTCGTTAATAGATACAATTGCGCTTTCTAGGGTTGTAATTGCTACAAGCGGCAAATTGATTTTGCTATTAGCTTTAATAGTAATTTTTTGATTAAAGTAAACATCTGCAATTTTTTGGCCACTGGCTAAAAATAACTGTGATCTTAAATTGGCAAATTCAGTGTTAACGTTTGTTGGGTTATTAACAGTTACATCAATATTAATTTTTGGATCTAAAAATGATCCACCAACGCCAATTTTAGATATAGCATAAGTAATCCCCTTTGAAAAGCGATACTTGCTGTAAACCCAGTAAACTGCTGCTGCGCCAAATAGAGCTGCTAGCCATTTTTTTGCTGCCATACCTTACAAAGATACAAAAATTAGCTTAAAATTCAATAAAAAAACTTTTTTTTTAAAAATAGTGTGTGTTGGTTAAACTTTTAGTTTAAAATTTATTATCTTTGTACCTCTGGTAAAAAGATAAAAATTAAACCACCTATTTTAAACCACTTAAACTGGTTTAAATTATTTTCTTTTCACCTTTAATTAAACCACTAATTGTGCGATACATACCAGGCACAAAAAAACCAGCACTAGGCTGGTATTTTGGCGGCGTACTGGGCTGCTAGTTTTTGTTTAATTGTTCAGCCAGACGCGGCAATAAAATCGTTTCGTTTTTTTCTCGTATAAATTTACATAATGTCCGCCAACTTTACGGGCAAACTCAATAAAATTTTCAACTCGGTTAATATTCCGATATTTTTTTGGGGTTATTTCTTTGTGATCCTCAAAAAAAATAATTGCTGTGTAATATTCCATTTTTTATTATCTTTGTTCCGAAAGGAAAATAAGCAGTTAATTAGGGTTAATTGTTTTGTCCAGGCGGTCAAATTTTTGGCCGCTTTTTTTTGCTATTAACTTTAAAAATTCTACGTCCTCAGGCTGTAATATAACGCCGTTGTAGTCTATACGCCAGTTAGCGCCCTTTTTTACCAGCTTAAAATGTTTGTGCATTAACATATAAGCTATAAAACGTTTAGTATCTTTTTTCATATAAATTATTTTCGTTTTTATAAATAAATTTTTTGTCTATCCAAATTTTGCAAAGTTGTTTAGCCCAATTGGTACCCTTTGCGTTTTGTTCTTGTATATCAGCTATTAAATCTTTGTAACTAATTGGGCCGTAAATAAGCTGGTTTATTATGTTTTTGTGATCTAACTCCGTAAATTGTTTTGGGTGCTTAATTTCAGGCTTTTTGCTTTCACCTTCAATTGATATTTGCTGCCAATTGCCCGCCATATTCATAAGCACAACTGGCTCAAAATCTTCACTAGATCTTAAAAATCTAGGCTGTAATGTAAACGTTTTTTTATCTTTATCCTTTACAATTTCAAGCGTGCTAGAAGCCCAGCGATCACAATTTGAGCCTAGATGTCCTAATGTCTGCGCGCCCAGGCCTTTACCCTGGTGCAGTACGCCTACAAATAAACAGTTATAAATTTTGGTAAGTTTTTTAAACCAGTTAACCAGCTTGCGGCTTTCAATTTCGCTGTTATAATCAAATATAAGATCCAAAAGGCCGTCTATTATAACAATAGGGCAATCAGGGTTATTTTCTAAATAGTTTACAATTAAGGCCCTTATTTCGCTTGGGCCGTCCTCTCGTACTGTAAAGCAATCAGCCCAGGGCGGTAGGTTGTTTAAATTAGAAAAATGCTTTATTTTATTAACTTGTCTGTAAAAATCAAAATCGCTGCTTTCAGTGTCAAAATAGGCTATTTTTCGGCGTCCTTCGGGGAAATGTACCTTCATACCAAAAACGTCGCCTGGTTGAAATGCAGAAGCTATTGCAGCGGCTAAAAATGTACTTTTGCCCGCCTTAGGCAATCCACTAAAAACAATAAAATTTTGGATAGTTCCAATTGGTTTATCGTTAATAGTGAATATTACCTGGCTTGGGGGGGGTATAAAATCGGGCTTGTATTTTCGCTGTGCTAATTTTTCTTCTAAGGTTAATTTATTGTTTTGTCCGTCTATCATTAGATCCTTTGTAAAAAAGCGGTTAAAATAGCGGCAATAATTAGGGCTATTGCAGCTTGCTGGTTGTTAGTCAATTGAAATAACTGGTGTAGCTTCTTTTTCATTTTCAATTTTTTCTAGGGTTATAAAATATTCGTTTGCTAGTATTTCACACTCTCTTAATAGTGTAGATAGGCCAATTTTACTATGATTATTTTGCATTTCTTTTGCGCAAAGTATTTGCAATAAAACGTGTTCGTATTTTGTTAAGCCTGGTATCGGCGCAATTAAGCGGCCGAATTGATCTTGGACTGGCATAACTGGAAAAGCTGGTGCGTTTTTATCTATTTTCATTTGTTTAGTTTTTCAATGGCGTTTAAAATTTCTTCTTTTTTTTGTATGTATATTTCATTTTCTCTTTCTAATTCTTCAATGATAACATTGTTATTATATATTGTTTCATTGTTTTCTTTTAATATTAAATCAATTCTTTCAATATAATTTTCTAAGGTTTTTATGGCGTTTATCATAATTCGTTATCAGTTTGTTTTTCTGTAAATTCCTTTACTGCAATAGATAAATATTTATTGTTTGCTTTGCTAATCTTTACCCAGCCAGCAATTTCAAACAGCTTGCCGTCTGCTTTAAAATAGCCCTGGTAGTCAGGTTGCTTTTCGTTTTTTTTGTTTTCTACTTTGTTCATTGATCCAAAGCCGTCGGCTAGATCTTTTAAATACTCATTTTTCATTTTGTTGGTTTTATTGAGTGATAAATTTTAAATAGGTAAAAAAGGATAA